AAATCGAATACCGCCCCAATCCCAATGATCTCCCCTTTAGGCTGCGGATCAAATAATGGGCTTAGGGGATTGCCAGGCTCCAGCCAATAATAGAGGACATACGGTTGCAAGTTCCCCGGTATAATTTCTCGCCACACCGAACTATCATTGAAAAACTCATGCAGCACTTCGTAGATAACTGATCGGATCATGGCATCGCTGGCACCGGCCATGCGAATACGCACATTATCATACAGAAACTTCATGTGCTCGTGTTTATAAATTGAACCCGTAGGACCGGTTGCACCAGTTACACCGTAAAACGCCGGCCCCGTGACGGCACCGCTAGGGCCCAGAAACTGGATGTTGGTGCCGGTCGGGCCGGCCAACCAAGGTTGCCAAAATTCTTGTTCTGCCATTGTTAAATCCTAGGTGGAACCTTGCCCTTGGTCGGATCGATCCCAGTCATCATGTTCACGAACGTCTTCATGAAACCGGTTGATCGTTCGTCTTGAATGTCTTCCTGATCACGTGCCAACGCATGGGCCGTTATACCGTGCACGAATGCCTGCCGGAATGATTGCTCCATAGGAACCCATTCCTGCCAAGTAGGATTATCGTCATCATCGTTGTCCGTGCCAGATTGGGTATCTTCAGCATCCTCCCAGAAATACTGCGGCACATTGTCCAGGTTGTCAAAGAACAGGTCCGGACGAAGCCGACGTGCTTCGAGCATGGTGGCATTCATGGCCCGGATCAGGCTCTTGGTGGAATAGCGGTACGGCTGAATACGGTCCTGGAGCAGGGTTCGCACGTCTTCAAGGTACCCACCGACGATATCGTACGCCATGATTAGGACCCAGTTGGACCAGATGCACCCGTTGTACCGGTCGTACCAGTCGTACCAGTTGCAGATAGTTGGGCGACAAAGTTTTGCAAAGTCGTAATAGTGCTATTGAGCACTACTATAACTAACTGGTTTGCAATAGAAGCAGTACCAGGATTAGCCTGGGACAAACCTGACAAGGAATTTGCCATGGCAGTCAAATTCTGTACCAAGTTGTATATTGCGGCTGTTAGAGCTTGAAGCTGTGCTAGGTTCATAGGAGTTACTCCAAAGAAAAAGCCCTCCGGGAGAGAGGGCTGTAGGGTACGCGGGGAGGGTTAAGGGATGGTTAGGAATGCCTCATGTAGGTAAGCAAAGCTTCTAATTGTTCCCCTGTTGCGTCTTGTTTAAGTCGGTTTGCTTTATGAGAAAGAACAAACACATTTCCTGGCACATACCCAAGCGACGGGTCTCGCTTATCAAGAGTAGGAAACGCATCCCTTTTATTGTGTAACCGATTTCCAGTAGGGGTCGTGTTATAGTCTAGCTCGATACCAAAAATTGGACAGTGGGTTACCCAGGATATATCGGCAACCGTGATCGTGCATGGGTACCCTTTTTTCTTAGCCCTAGCCCGAGCGTTTATTACCATAACGTCTTTTGGATTGTTCGCCCGCCATTGACGTTGTAACTCAGCATATCGGGGCAAATGAGCACGCTGATATTCTTTTTGGCGTTCTCTATCCCGCAGATCATTTGCACGAACTTTATCTGGGTTTTTAACTCTCCAAGCTTGCATATAGAGACGACGTGTTTCCGGGTCTTTCTGTGGCATAACAACCTCCTAAAATGGAAACTGGAGGGACCTTACGCCCCTCCAGTGAGATTGTCAACCGTTAACTTGAAGGCTTTTTATAAACCCTCTAAGTCATTGATATTACGAGCCAGGAGTGACCTGAGCTTGGACAAGTGCCTTACCATCCACTACCTGGTACCCGTATACCTGTAGACCACGGAGGATTTGGCCAAATGTTAACTCGGATCTTAGGGTCTCCACCTTGCTGATTTGCGACGCAAAAGTAAGCCCATGGGCGTGCCCAGCGAAGATAGGCCATTCACCCGGCTGGAAGTGCGCGCTGTCCGTGCTGTTGTTCGGGAGAAGGTTGGACACGTAGATCGTGAACCGATCAATCATGCCAAGGCGCCCGTTGCGCAGCATGGAAACGCTATCACCAGACAGATAAGCCTGACGAAGCTCGGACTGCTTGATCATGCGACCAGCCCATGCCGGTAGCACGACCCATCGGCCGACTTCCGGAATGTTCTGTTCGTCAAGCACCTGACCCATGCGCATGAGAACGTCGAGAAGTTCGACCTCACCAGCGCTAGGATCGCGGGCCACAACCGAAAGTGGCGTACCGGCGATACCAAGGTTTACAGTGCCGGTGATTGCACCAGCATTCAAACCCTGGTTTGCGGCAACCATCTGGCCGACAATGCCGTCAAGAACGTCCTTGTCAACGTAGATTTTCAGTTGCTGTGCAGCGTCATCCGACCACATGGACAGGATGTTCAAGTCCGACTGGACTTCCATCACGTCGTCAAGGATCAGAGAGAACAACGCACCGTTACCGATGTATAGTTCCACCGTGCCACCACTCGGGCGGTCCAGAGGAAGCAGTTCATCGGCAGAGTAGTTGTGAATGGTGATCGTGGGCTTCGTGCGAATTTTCACACGGTCGCCCTTATTCTTAATTTCACCCTCGTAATCCGTGTTGCTAATCGCAGCAAGGACAGTTGAGGCGTAAAACTTTTCCACCAGCTTACCGGACCAAATCTCCGGAATAAATCCCGTAGCTTGGAGGGTGTTGGCGGTACCACCAGTCGGGTACAGTGTCGTACCACCGGCCGGTGCAATTGGGAAGGCCCCGCTAGGAATGGCCATAATAAAGCCCTTTTTTGCTGTGGGGGCTTTACTGTCATGGTACTTATACCAACGCTACAGGTACAGAACCCCCTTGGTTGAATTTTGAGTGATCACACTATCGTCAGCGGGTTCAAGACCGGCTTCGAAGTTCTTAGGTGGAGGCGCGGACTTTTGGTCGGCGGCTCACGAACTTGTGTGCAGAGTTGTCTTACTCTCAAAAAGTAAACGACTTGTTACCGAACCCGACCTGTTCGCTGACATTCGAAGATGATTGCTTCATCATTCTGCTTGTCAGCTTCTCGTCCTGCGTAAACGCCCTTGCGGACATTCTCGTAGAACTTCGAGATTTGGCCGTGAGTGATCCAGATGGGTTCGTTAGCGGGCGAAGGCTGAGTGCCTTGAGCCGGCTTAGCGTGCCCAGGGGCCGCCAGCATTTCAAGCTGTACTGCCGGTTGGCGAGGCGCGGCTGGGAGCGGCGGCTGGCCTTGGGTCGGCAGAAACTCGGTTGACCCTGTAGCTTCTTCCTCTGAGAGGAAGCCCTTAAAGAACCTACTCACTCTGGCGGCATCTGCGGCCTGGTGAGCCTGGTTCAATAGTTCCTGTCTTACTCTCCCAGAATAAAAATCCGGCAATCGAAGCCATGCCAGCCATCGCGGGCTAGAATTGATTTGGCGCCAATTAGGAACCTCTCGGTCCAAAGAGGTAGTAATATGGTCAACATTCTGCCGGCGAAGCTGCTGCTTAAGAGCAAGGTTATCCGCTTCCAAAGCCGCTAACTTAGGCGCAACCGCCTGCAAAGCAGCCCGCTGGGCTACGTTCAGAAAGTCTTCCCCATATGTCTCGGTGTCTTCCTTGGTAAGAAGCGGAGTGACAGGAGCCGGCTGAAAATTAGCCTGCGGTTGGGGTGCGACAGGTTGTCGCATGTGCGCCTGAGCCCGAATAAGCTCGTCACCCAGTTCAGACATGCTTCCCTGGAGAGAAGTAATCGTTTCCTGGGACTGCTTATACCGTCCCTCCATTGAACGGGCATGCTGTACCCACTGTTCTGCGGTCCAGTTAGCGCGCGGGTCTTGGGGAGCAGGAGCAGGAGGGACTGGCGCTGGCGGCGTTTGCGGAACAGGCTGGACTGGCGCTTGCGGCTGATTGGTGTCTGGCTGCGGCGCAGGCTGCGGTGTGTATGCCTGCTTATGAGCTTCAGCACCAAGAGCAATAGTCTTGGCTATTGCGGGTGGGAGTTTAACATCTGGGTCTGCGGGAGGTAAAGGAGTACCACGAATATCACGTTCAACGACAATAGGATCGGCCATAATACACTCCTATATTCTCGGCTGCGGCATTATGGCGCAGGCGAAAATTACGCGGATGGCGGCGGATCAAGTCTCTTAAAAGTCTTAAGCAGGGCTTTGCAAACCTGCGCACGACCTTTTTGAGTCATGATCTCAGCGGCGTCCGCTTCACTTACCGCATCCACGGCTTCAGCCGTATATGTGGTAAACATTGCAACGAAGGCTTCCCACTGTTGCGGCGCGGCATTTCTGAGCGCGCGGCATGGGTCCCTTACGTCATTTTCGGTCATACCATACCTTGGTCTTGGCCGGCGCTCGGAATATTACCGTCCATAGCAGCGCCAGGAGGCGTTGGGGCGGGAGGTGGCATCGGCAGGGGAGTATTCTTAGCGTACGAATTAGCCGATGGCGCTGCTTGCGTTAAAGGTCCTGGTTTTGGCTGCGGAGGAAACGGATGCGATCCTTTCCCCTTGTGCATGGTAATACCGCCCTTACCAATTGGTGTGAGGTGCCGTTTCAGGACCATTAACTTTCTCCAGTAAGTCCAGTCTGGCCAAACCCAGACTTCGATCCTTCGGCGAAACCAAGTGGTTGTTCAGCACCAGTCTCAGGTTTAGCATAATCCCGTCGCGTTATCTGCGGAGGAAAACGAGGAGGTGGCCGCGGTGTCCGTTGGAGACGCGGCTTAGGCGCCCTCGGAGCACCAGGACCCCCACGCATTACCTAGCGCTCGTAATACCAGCACGGGCTGGGACGCTCGGGCTATATCCAAACATTTTTTGGGTTCCGCCAGAAGCGAACTTGTCACCAGGGCCCGTCTCCGGGCTTGTATCGTGATGGGTCGTGCCGGGAGCCTGTTCATCGGCGTTCTGCTCGCCAAACATCGGGGTCTTACCCCCTACGGCGAACTTCTCGTCAGTGCCACCGCCATTATCAGACGAAATGGCAGAAGCCTCAGACGACCGATTAGTCTTGCCTTTGGGAAGCTTATAACCCCCACCGGCCTCACTGACGCCACTCTTGGGGCCGCCAGCACTCGCGGGGGTCTTCATGCCGATATCGACGTTGCCGCCACCAGCGTTCTTTTTGGTCCAATCAACCATGGAAATGCTCCTGTGTGTACACGCTACACAGGTAGCACCCCAGCGTTAATGGAATGTTACAAACGCTTGACTACAAAAAGCCATTCCCGGCCGGCTGCTCCACCAATACCACCATAAACCGGGATGCACTCCTGAGTGTATCCCTCAGGAACGGCATGGTAAAGACTTTCACTGTGGCTGAAATTTGGCCCCAGGTCTTCGATAATATAGTAGCCGTCCGGTTTCACAAGAGGCAGAAGGGTCTTAAGAGATGTAAGTTGATGTTCAGGCTCGTGGGAGCCATCATCAATGATCACGTCGAACAGTTCCAGGTGGGCGGGGAGCTGTTCAATAGCTCGGCATAGGGATACAAAGTTGTTCTGGTCCGCCTGGATACATCGGATACGATCTTCCTGAAACAGGACTTCTGGCCGAATATCCAAACCAACGATTTGGGCGGAAGGAAAATAATCGCGCCACATCCGAAGACTAGAACCGGCATTCACGCCAATTTCTAGCACGTTCTTGGCTTCCAGCCGAAAACTTTCAAATAGCCTGTGGT